CCGGCAGTCCTCTTCCTGGCGCCCCACGCCGAGGGCCTTGCCTTCTGGGTCGGAGCTGATACGGCAGTAGATATCAGCCCACAGCGCTTGAGATTCCATATGTGTCATTCTATAGTTTTCCCAGTGGGAAAAACCAAGTTTGACGCATCTAGAGAAGGAGCCACTGCCATGGCCGCCAGGACCATCCGCTACGACATCGAGAACATCACCGATGAGGTCATCATCGTGGACGGCGAGGAATTCCAGCGCATCCCGTGCGCATTCCCGGAGAACGCCGGCAAGTACACGGATGACTTCCGGCGCGTGAACGGCGGGTACAACGCGAGCGCCGGGCAACTCGTCCGGGGTGGGTTCCGCGTAAAGGCAGCGACGCCCTCCTACGAGCAACTGCGCGCCGACGCCGCCGACCGCGAGGCCGCTCTCGAAGCCCACGTCCTCACCGAGGCGGAGCTGGAGCGCATCCACCCGGCGGACCAGGCCATCGCCACCGGCGAGCGAGACCTCCCCAAGGGGCCCAGCTCCTACGCGGTGGGCGGGTACTTCCGCGACAAGGATTGCGCCGTCCTCAGCCAGACCCGCCGCCGCAACGTCCAGCGCTCCGAGGTGCGCCTCGCACTCGTCGAGTACGCGCTGCGCGAGGACACCGTGCTCGTCGAGTACTGGGCCGAAGCCTTCTAACCACCCCGCGGGGGCGGCTCGAGCCGCCCCCGCTCCGAAAGGAACCAGCCGTGATCCCCACCCTCATCATCGCCGCCGTCTGCGCCGTCGCGCTCGCAATCCACGCAGCCGGCCCCGCCGCGAACCCCATTCGCAGCCACCTCGGCCTCCGAACCATCCGCCGCCACGACCGGGCCGACGGGCCCGTCGTCATCGACCCCGACGAGCGCGTCCGGATCATGGTCCACGGAGACGCATATGGCAAATCGATTGGTTGAAGCTACAGGGGACCCCTAATATTGCATCATCATCACTTCTCACCTCGGAGATAAATCATGAAGAAGGCTCTTTTCGCGCTGCCCGTTGCGGCTCTGTTGCTCGCTGGGTGCAGCTCCCCGGCCCCGTCCGTGTCTAACGGTGGAGACGCTGCGAAGCCCGCCGCTGAGGCAACGACCCCGGCACCCCCGGCCGATCGTTCAGCCAAGTTTGGCGACACGGTAACGTACGACGACGGCGTCAAGATCACTCTGAAGTCGCTCGGGTTCGTGAAGACCAGCCAGTACGCTGTGGGCGCCGTCGAAGGTCAGGCCGCCGTCTTTGAGCTGACTGTAGTGAACGGTGGAAAGACGGAGCTGAACGCTTCAATGATGTCTTTCGCCAAGATCTCGTACGGGGCGAACAACAAGAAGGCCACTAGCGTCGGGGACGCCGAGCAGCAGATCGGATCCGAAACGCTGTCTACCATCCTGCCGGGCGAAACTCAGACGGTGAAGGTTGGTGCTGGCGTGCCTAAGGCTTCCGCTAGCGCTGTTCGCGTCGAGATCAGTGGGCCGAACTCGTTCACGGACAAGCCGGCCATCTTCAAGGGTGCCGTGAAGTAACTCCTCGCCGACGCCGAAAGCACCCCCACTCCAGGATGGAGTGGGGGTGCTTCTGTTTCAGGCGCTGTGGTCGCTCGAGGGCGCCTCTTCGCTCGGAGTCGCTGCCGCTGGACTGTCCTCCGGGGCGAGGACGGGGGCGTAGCGGCGAAGCTTGTCGTTGACGCCGGGGATCGCCATGATGCGGGTCGCGACCCGGATCAGGAGCGACGTCACGAGCACGGCGACGTTCAGCGCCGCCGTCACCCACCCTGGGAGGGAGAGTCCCGACTTCCCGAGCTCGTCCTGGAAGATGATCAGGGCCGCGTTTGCCACCGGGAACAGCACGACGAGCGCGACGAAAAACGTTCGGTTCGCGGCGCTGCGTGGATTCCGCTCCTGCGTCGAGAGTGCGAGGTGCTTAGACATCGGTCCCTCCCACGGTGACGTTGACGTCGACGCCCTGCTTGAAGGCCTCTTCGGCGCCCGACTTGGCCGCTGCTTCCAGTCGGGCGTAGTCGATGGTCTGCCCCTTGCCGAGCGACTGGACGGCGCCGGCGAGGGCCTTCACCGTGCCGGTCAGCTCCGCGATCTGTTTGGCGTTGTTCACGCTGTAGGTGCGCGTGGCCCGGAGCAGTGCATAGGCGTCGTCGCGTTCGAGCTTGGGGTTCTTGTAGCCCCAGACCAGGGACAGCAGGATCTTCTTCAGGGTCTCGATGTTCACGTCGAGCCAGTCCTTTCGGTCGATGGGCTGCGTTTCGCCGCCCGCGTTGGTGATCGCCAGGGACGGCATGGGTCCCGGGTCGGTGTGCGTGTTGTCGGGAACGTTGCAGTGCCCGTAATGGCCGGCATTGGCGTTCCACACGTCGGCGTCTCGGCTGTTGCCCTGCCATTGCGGAGCGCCCATGGGCCAGACCCGGGGGATCCCGAAGCCGTCGAGCCAGGCGAGAATCTTGTCCAGGCCGACGCAGGGGGTCTCCGCAACGGTGTCGTAGCGCTTGCCGTCCCTGACGGCGCCGGGGCTGAAGAAGACTTCGATCTGGATGTTGGCGCTGCCGTCTTCGTTCCAGGCGTTCAGGGCGCGGCCGCCGACCGAAGCGGGGTAGAACTGGACCACCCTGCCGGTCCAGGGGTCCCACATCAGGTGTGGGCAGTAGGCCATGCGCTTGAGGTAGTTCGCGACGGCGTCGAAGTCGGGCTGGGATCCCTCCTCGCTCAGCGCGTCCCAGGTGATGTGCCAGACGGCGCGGGGCGGCAACGAGCGGTCCAGGGTGACCCCGCCGCCCTGTTCGTCCCGCTCCGCGCCAGGAAGCCAATCAGTCATGGTTCCCTCCTTGGGAATGCGGAGGGCCACCCGGTGGGGTGGCCCTCATGTTGTGTTTCTCGCCCCAGAGCGAGTCCAGGCGTTCGACCTTCGTCTTGATCTCTTGCTGGTCCGCGTCGGATTGCTTGGCAATCTGGATGTGTTCGTCGACGATGTCTTTCATCTCGGCGACGACGTCCTTCAGGTCGTCGACGTCGTCGCGCAGGTTGGTCTCGTGGTCGTTCTTCACCTGGTGCCGGACTTGGGCCATGTTCGTTTCGAGCGACTTGACCCGGGCGAGCATCCCGGGTTCGGCGTCGCGGATGATGGCCCCGGAGAAGTCCCTCACTGCCTCGGACCCGTTCCAGTCGGCCAGGAAGTCCCTGATGGACTGGACCGTTTCGACGAGCGGCTGCAGGAGCTTGCCGATCTTCCGGATCCCGAGCCATGCACCGGCTCCGATGAGGACCCACGCGATGATGGTGCCCAGCGTGACGTCGGCGGCCCAGTCCGGCAGCCACTCAGGGGCCATCACGAAACCTCCGGCTGCGCGGACTCCCCGGCTGCGGGGAGGGCGGCCTTGGCGCGGTCTCGGATGAGGTCGACGAGCGCTTCGGCGACGGCCAGGTCCTCGTCGGATACTTGCGCGTTGCAGGAGACTGCGGACCCGTTGCCGTAGGTGAGTTGAAGGTTGAGGTAGTTCGCCATGTTGGCCTCTCTCGATTAGAGCGGGTAGGTGAGGTCGCCCATGTAGACGTAGGTGGTGGTGCGGACGTCGAATGCTGTGAAGACGCCCTGGGATCCCAGCCCATAGAGCCGGATTTGTCCGTCGGTTCCGATCGCGACGCGGCATGGGGTGAGGACGCTGGATGCTCCCCAGATGGCCATGGCCACGTGGTTGACCTCGTAGGGCGGCCAGGTTCCGGATGGCAGTGTGCCCATGAGGAGGGAGCTGGCCGAGTTGTTACCGGCGGTCGTGTTGGCCCCGAGGTAGTGGAACTTCCCTCGGAGCTGGCCGCTGCCGTTGATGGTGCGGACCTGCACAGGGTCGGTGCTTTGGCCTTCCCAGGACGCCGCTGCCGTGACGGTCGTCCACGCGGTCGGTTTCAGGGCGTTGATCGCGGCCTGCTGAGCGGTGCTGACGGGCTTGTTCGCGTCCGCGGTGTTGTCCACGTTGCCGAGGCCGACGTCGCCCTTGACCAGGGTCACGTCCCCGGTCTTGCCGGCCACGCTCGTCACGGCGCCGCCCACCGGAGAGCCGTTGACGGTGAAGGCGCCGTTCACGTTGACCCCGTTGGACCCCGAGAGGTTCAGGACGCCGTCGCCGCTGTGGGTGAAGTCGACCTTGTTGGCACCCTTCTCGCTGTGGAGGGCCATCAGGCCGTTCTTGTCGAAGCGGAGGCTGCCCCGGCTGATGTACGTGCCGTCGTAGTTGTACTGATCATGCTTGAGAACGGTCCCGTTGGTGGGTAGCTGCCCGCCCCACGCCCCCACCTGCAAGGCGGCCTCCGTGTGGATGACAGCCGGGTCATCCGGGGCGGCGTTTCGTGCGTACGAGCCCACCTCCATAGGGGCGTCCAGGCTGACGGAGAGGTTCCCCGACAGTCTCGTTCCGCCCGTGGTGGGGCTGGTCGGGTCCCCGTCCTGCAGAGACCATCCGATGGAAGCGCCGGCGGGGTCGATGTTCACGCTGGAGCGCCACCGTCCCCCATTACCGTCGGCGTACTCCAGGGACTTGATCTCGACGTTGTCGCCATAGCGGGACGTGAGGGATGCAAGGTTGCCGGGGTCCGCCGGGTACGAGGAGGACTCCAGCCAGATCCCCGGGCGCAGCACGCTAATGCCGGTCCATGGCTCCTCCACCTCCCGGTTGCCGAAGGTGGTCGTGACCGTGACGTCCTGGCCGGTGTACCGGTCGGTTCCCTCGCCGACGACGGCGACTTCGCCCTTGTCGCGGACGATGATGTAACCACCCGGGACGTTGATCCCGCCTTCGAGCTCCAGCGTGGACCCGGCGGGGACGGTGGCGTTGCCGGTGCGGGCGGCGCCGTCGAGGCGCTGGAGCTGGCGGGCGAGTTCCTCCTGCCTGCGTCGGGCAGTGGTCGCCGAAAAGGGTTGCGGCATGAAGCTGTTATCCATCGAGGTCCGCCTTCCTCACGTCCGCGAGCGTCGGTTTCCAGGTGGTCATGTCGGGGCTGAGCGCCATGCCGATGATCGGCCACACCGACTCAATCTCGACGGCGTACTCGTTGAGCAGCGCATCCTGGCCCATCCTGATTTCGACCTTCGCGGTGTCGCCCAGCACGATGTCCCCGGCCCCGGTGATTCGTTCGCCCAGCCTGGGGTTCCTCGCCGTGAAGGTGACGAGCTGCTGGCCGCCGAACAGGGCCTGTTTCATGCGGGCCATGTGCGCTTCGATAGTGGATCGGTCCTTGACTCCGGAGAAGCTGCGACGGTCCTCGAGCCGGGGCCAACCCGCGGCTTCCCGGACGGTGTCGATGCCGGGCGAGGACATGACCCGTGATTCGCCTTCGCCGTCGCCGATCGCTCGCACATGGGTGGCAGCGTCGGAGTCGTCCCAGCTGTTATCCCACGTCACGCTCGTGATGTTCCCGCCAAGGGTGAAGTGGTGCTCGGGATTGGCTGTCCGGTTGCCCATGACGGGGCGCATGCGGGCGATCTTCCGGACCCGGGTGTGGTCGGCGTCCGCCCACTCGACGTCGACAGTCCAGTCGAATCCTGATCCGGAGTTAGCGAGGTCGTTGATCCGATCGTAGATTCGGGCGTTCTCCGAGTCTGCGTAGTTCCGTTCCACGAGGTCCCCAGTCAGCGGGGCGTCGATCTCCATCCCGATGCCGGAAACGTTCGCTTCGGCGATCATGGACGCGAAGATGACCGCCTTGTCCACGCCGAGGTGGTGCGACGTTCCCTTGTACCGGCGGAGCAGATACGCCTCGCACGTGCGTGCCGGGAAGGCGGTCTGGAACTCGTCGCCGCCGTTGGCCCGGATGGGGATGCCGTGCCAGATGATCCGCTCGGAGTCGTCGACGACGAGGACCAGAGACCGCCACGGGACGATCATCTTCTTCCAGTACTTGGACCGGTAGAGCCGCCCGTCTCCGTCGAGGTAGGGGGCGTTGAGCACCCCTTCGCCGTAGCCGCGGAGCATCTGGGTGAGGTCCTGACCAATAGTCAGGGGTACCTCGTCCATGACGTTGCCGGTGATCAGGTCGCAGACGATGAACCGCACGGCGGCCTCCGTTCTCAGTCTTCGTCAGCTGGGCATTCCTCCGCCCAGAACTTCGTGATGGTCGGGTCGACACTCACGGCCGTGGTGACGGCGCCGGTCTTGACGTCCATCCAGAACCGCGCCAGCGGGTCCGCGCCAGCCGGGACGATGATCTCTTCGGTTTCCACCCGGCCGCTCATGAGGTAGCCGCCGGGCGAGCTCCAGGACAGCGGGTATCGGGCCTGCGCGTTGGCGACCTGCGACTGCATCAGGCTCAGGCACACGTCCCACCGGCTGACCCCGTTCGCGATCGCACCGGAGTTCGCTGTGGTCTGGACGAAGAGCTTGATCCTGCGGGCATACTGGGCCGTTCCCAGGGCGAGCAGGGCGACTTCCCGACTGTTCGTTCCGTTGGCCTTCGCCGCGGGAATCGTGTTGCTGTTCACCGTGAAGTTCGTTCGCTTCCATGGGCCGCTGTGAGTCCACTTCGAGCCGTTGTAGACCTGCAGCGGGCAGCCCGGAAGGTCCATGCGCATCCGGATCAAGCCCTTGACCTTCGGGAGGCCTTGCGCTTCCGCGACGCTGTTGACCGGGATCGGAGCCCCCGCGGCGACGCTGATCTGCCGGAGGTCCGTCACGGCCGGCGCGGCGGGGTCCCCGTCCTTGGGGACGTCCACATGGGCCAGGGTGATCGACAGCCCGGGGGCGGCCGGGAACCCGCCGCCTGTGGCAGCGAGCGGGTCCGGTGACCCCGGAATGACCCTGATGATGGCCTTCCGGTTCGTTCCTCCGCTGGCCGTGTCGTTCTGCGGGTTGTCCGGGTCCCAGATCTGCAGGACGACCCGGTCCCGGCGGGGGTAGTTCGCGTCTCGCGCGGCGAGGGTGTCCACGGTTCCGGGGGCTGATGCGCCGGTCAGGTACGCGCCCGTGGTGGATCCGACCGACGCGGGGCCGGCGCCGACGACGACGTTGTTTCCCGACAGGCTGATCTGGAGGGCCCGCGGGTCCAGCACGCCTGAGCGACTGGTTCCGGCTGTCGCACCGGGCGCGAGGAGGCCCCCGAAGGCGCGGCGCAGCTCTTCCGCGGTGTAGCTGGGTCCGGCGCCTCCGGGCGCGTTGATCCACGTGGGGTCGATGGCGTCATATGGCACGGCGCACTCCTTAGATGTTGGCGTCGGTCCAGGCGACCGTTGCGGTGGCCTGGTTGGTGTTGGTGTAGCCCTCGGCGTCGAAGCTCAGCTCCATGCCGGGGCGGGCCTCGATCCACTGGCCGCGCCGAGATGACTGGCGGGGCGCGGTGCCATTGAGGAGGATCGAGCGTTCGTCGAAGTCGAGGACGACGAATTGGCCCGGGCTGAGGGTCATTGCAAGTCGCATCCGATTCCCCAGCTCGTCGGTCAGCTGAGGGTTGACGAGCGGCTCCCCGACGGCGGCGATCGTCACGACGACATGAGGGGTCACGGTGCTGTCGCTGCCGACGATGACCTTCGACCCGGTTACGGTGGCGAGGATCTGAAACGGCGCCTGCAGCCCGCCGTCGCGGACCTTCTCCGATGTGCTCTTCCCCGGTGTGCTGGTGTACCGGTATGTGTACCCGCCGGACGGTGCCGTGGCTCCGTCGAAGTAGTCCGCGGCTCGGGCGAGGGCATCCGCCTGAGTGGCGCCCTTGCTGAGCTTTGCCGCGTCGAAGTCCAGTACGACGCCGGCCGGGAACGTCGTCCCGCCGTTGTACATGTACGGCACGAGCGAGGCGTACGAGGTGCCGGCCGGCGCCTGGGCTGACATGCTCACCCGGACCCCGTTGTTGTTGGCCGGGGCGCTCATGCTCTCGCTGATGCGGGTGTTGGACGCGTCGAAGAAACGGATCCCGACCTGCGAGGTGTATCCGGCCTGGTTGGCCAGGACCACCGACGCTGCGGCCCACTCACCTGCTGCAAGGTCTACCCTCTGGTCAGTTGCCGAAGCGGCGAGGACGCCGGGGCGTGTGCTGCCCGCAGAAGTGGTCAGGCGGCCCCACGCCGTCCCGGAGACCCAGGACGGTGGGGATGCTGTCTCTCGGGTCAGTTGCCCTCCCACTCCGGCCCAGCCGCTGGTGTCCACCTCGAAGCTGGGGTTCGTGGCCCAGTTGGTGTCTGTGACCTGGGGTCCGGGGATCTGGAGCCCGCCTACCGTGATAGGCAGGCGGGCCACCGCGGACCCCGACACGTCGTCGGGGCCCGCGCCCGTGAACAGTCGCGGGTCGGATGCGATCAGCTGCACGGTGATCACCGCGATGTCGCGCCCGCGCCACTTCACGGTCGGCTGCCCGTCGACTCGCACCATCGCCCACCGAGACCTGCCGGCCTCCGTGACGACGATCGGTTGGAATGCTCGGATCGGCAGGGCCGCCTTGAACGCGTCGTACACCCGCACGATGTCCGTGGCGGGCGCCTCGACCGCGCAGCCGACGATGATGGTCCGCGAGGACAGGAAGGCGGGCTCAGCCCACCCGCCGTCGTGGAACGGCCAATCGTTCACCTTCCCTCGGGTCGTAACCCCATCGGACCACCCGGTGAGACTGGTTAGGGTCCAGGTGGTCCCGTCCCCGTCGGGGGCTGCGCCCCCCGCCCCGGCGAGCAGCCTGCCTGCCAGGGCTACGGTCACGAAGTCGGATTTCATGCCATACCGTCCTGAATGAGGGCGACCTGGTAGGCCGTCGAGCGAGGGTTGGAGAGTTCGTTGAAGTTCCACTCGTTGTTGATGGTGCGGGCCTCCTGGCCAGACTTCGGCTCGTAGACCGGGGCCTTTGCCGCGGCGGGGAGGGCTGCGGTGAACTTCCCGAGCGTGCCCTCGATGGAGCCGAACTCGGACGCCAGGCCCTCTTGGAAGCCGCCCATGACGAGCTGGCCGGCACCGTAGAGGATTCGGGCGTCAACGTCGGCTGGGCCCTTCCAATCGGGCAGCATCTTGGTCAGGCCGCCGAGGAGGTCCTTGACCCCGCCGATAGCGCCCTTGATGCCGTTGATGAAGCCGTCGATGATCGAGCGACCGGCGTTGAGCAGCCAGCTACCTGCTCCGGCGAAGAAGCCCATGATCTGGTTTGGAATCCCGCGGATGTAGCCGAGCAGATTTGCGCCCATGTTGCGGGCCCCGTCGACCATCCCGGTCCAGATGCCTCGGATGAAGTTGCCGACCGCAGACCAGGTCGCGTTCCATCCGGCCTGGAAGCCGCGGATCAGTCCGAGCGTCCCGGAAATCCAGCCGGCCACGAGCCCGCGGACCCAGCCGATGAAGCCGTTCCAGATGCCGCGGAAGAAGTTGCCGACCGCAGACCAGGTCGCGTTCCATCCGGCCTGGAAACCGCGGATGATCGCGAGGTTCCATGCGATCCAGCCCGTGACGAGGCCGCGCACCCAGCCGACGAAGCCGGACCACAGGCTCGTGAAGAACTTGCCGACGGCAGACCAGGTGCTGTTCCACCAGCCGACGAAACCGCCTACGATGCCTTGAATCCAGCCGATAAAGCCGGACCAGATGCCCTGAATCCAGCCGACGAAGCCGGACCAGATGCCCCCGATCCAGTTTGCGAAGCCGCCCCAGAGTTGGTTCCACCAGGCCACGAATCCGTCTGTGACCTGTTTGATCCAGTTCATGAAGCCGCCCCAGACCTGGCTCACCCAGGCCACTACGGCGTCCCAGTTGGCGATCAGGAAGACGAGCGCGGCGATGAGGGCGATGATCCCGACGACGATCCAGGTGATCGGGTTCGCGAGGAGCGCCGCCGTCGTGGCCCAGATGCTCACTGCCCATGCCGAGAACGCGACCACCAGGCCGACGCCGATCGCCGTGGCAAGGACGGGGATCAGCCACTGGTTCTTCACGATCCAGTCGGTGAAGCCCTGCACTGCGGGGAGCACGAACGTGCCCACCTGCGTGAAGAGGGTTTCGAAGGACCGCCCGAGCATCTTGAGGCTGTTCTGCGGGGCGCCGCTCAGTGTTGCCCCGAACTTGTCGGCCGCTCCCGCGGTCGATTGGATCGCCTTGTTCGCCGGGTTGATCATCTTCAGGAACGCGGGGATCTGGTCGGTGCCCAGGTCCTCGAGCGGGGTTCCGAAGAGCGCGAGAGCGGCCTGCGACTGCTGCGCCGGGTCCTTGATGCTCTGGATTGCCGAGACGATCTGTCCCATGGCCTTGTTGGCCGTCGGGCCCCCCTTGAGGAGCTTGTTCGTCATGTCCTCGGCGTCCAGGCCGAGGCTCTTGTACACGTCGGTGGTGGACTTGGACATGTCCGTCGCGCGGATCGTGAACTCTTTGAGGGAGTCGCCGACCTTGTCCATGCCGATCTCGCCGTTTTGCGCACCGGCCACGATCATCGCCATGGCCCGGTCGCCGTCGATCCCCAGCGCGGAGAAGTGCTTCGAGTACTCGTCCATGATGGGGAACACTTCGCCGCGGAGGTTCTTTGGGACGCGCGTCATGGCGGACGTGATCTGGTCCATGGCCTGGTCGGCGTTCTTCGCCAGGCCGTTCTTCATGAGGATGCCCGCCGTTTGCGCGGACTCCGAGACGTCGACGTCGAACGCGGACGCCAGGTTCATGGCCTTTGAGGTGATGTCCTGGAGGTCCGCGGCCGACGCGTCCCGCATGCCGCCGATCGAGGACATGACCGCACCCACGGCGTCTGTCGTGTCGCCCAAGCCCTCGCCGTAGGCCCCCGCGTAGAGCTTGCCCGCGACGTCGCCTGCGCGCTGCGACTCGGCGTCCGTGAGCGTCATGGACGCCTTCAGGGTGGCCTTCGCGTCAGCACCCGCGACGGCGCTGTTGAAGCCGCCCATGAGGGCCGTCGCGAGGCCTGCGCCGGCTACGACACCGGCGACACCCTTCCAGCCCGCGGTGAAGCGGCGCCCGGATCGCTTGCCGGTCTCTTCGCTGGCCTTCTCCGTGGGGCCGGCCATCTCTTCGGCGATCTTCCCCTGAGCGCCTTCGAGGGTGGGGACGAGCTTGATCCACGCTGTCGCGAGCTCGACATTGGACATGTGCTCGTCCCCTTTCCCGGGTTATTCCTGGTCGTCCCACCAGGAGTCGAAGTCCTTGATGGGGATGGGCTCGGCGCCGACGCGCTGACCTTCTTGTTTCGTGCCCGGGCGTTCGACCTTCTTGGGTCGCGATCCCTTGCCCCCGCCGCGCTGCCAGTTCCCCGAGTTGATGCCGTCGAGGATTGCCGCGGCGAGGTATTCGGCGACGTCCCAGTTGGCGGCTTCGCCGAGGAAGCTGCGGCCAAGCGCGGACTGCCGCGGGGTGTGCTCGATGACCACCTCGAGGTCTCGCCAGGACAGCTGCTCGGTGCCGATGTCGTTGAGGTTCTTCCCGATCCGCAGCAGCTCGTACTCGATGGCGCTGCCGTGGGGTCCGGTGATCAGCTCGGCGAGGGCGATTATTTTCCCAGCGAGGTCTGGGATTCCTCGGTCCAGGCCCGGATGAGGTCCTGGGTCTGTTCCTCGTCGAGGAGCTCGTACACGCCGGGCGCGTGGGCCTCGAAGATAGCCTTCGTGGCCTGAGCGATCAGGGCCGCGTCTCCGGGGTCGATGTCGCCCTGGCGGCCTTCCCGGATGAGCGGCGCGACGCGCTTCATGCCTTCGATGAGGGGGTCCTTGAGGCCGTTGGTGAGGTACTGCTGGTACGGCAGGGTGTAGGTCTTGCGGTCGCCGGGGACCTTGAATTCGAAACGGTTCTGTTTGATGCTCGCCTTCGCGGCGGGTACTTCGTAGGGCATGGGGCCGTCCTTCCGAACATGTGGGGCCGTGTGGGTGTTGGTAGGGCGCGCCGCGGCTAGGCCCCGTGGCCGCGGCGCGCCCGGCAGAGGGTCAGGCCCGGGTGAACGGGGCTGCCTGGGAGGTACCAGAGGGCGTGGTGACCGTTACGTTCGCGGCGCCGGCGGCACCAGCGGGGACGATCGCGACGATGGTCCGGGAGTCGATGACGGTGAAGTCGTCCGCTTCGGTCGCGCCGAACTTGACGCTCGTGGCACCGAGGAAGGTGGTTCCGGTGATGGTGACCTGTTCGCCGGCGGCTTCCGGGTTCGGTTCGACGTCGGTCACTGCGGGGACCGGATTAGACCCGGCGATGACGCCGTCAGTCGTGTAGATGTAGATCGAGTTGCCCAGCTCGTCCGGGTAGCAGGAGAGCTTCACTCCGGGGGTCACGGCGCCGGACTTCACGAACTCGAGTTCAGTCTGTTCAGTGACCTGGCCGCGGGGCGCGACGATGAGGATGCGGCGCGGGCCGTCCTTCATCTTGAAGTACCAGGCCTTGATGGGCAGCTCGTCGCCGTTGAACTTGCCCGCGAGCTCCGTGCCGTGGGTTGTCGTCGCGGGGGTGACCTCGACGTTGTCGTCGCCGAGGTAGTTCTTCAGGCTGGCTTCGTTCAGCTCGAGGTGGGCCCATTCGAGGACGCCGTCGAAGTCTGTGAGGATGCGGCGGATGACCGCACCCGACCAGTCCTTGATGTCCTCGGTGTTGCGGGTCGGGGTGAGCTTGAGCCCGTCCTCGCTGATGTAACCCGTGTCGACGGCCTCTGCGGGGATCGCGTCGCGGATTCCCTTCGGGTGGTCGGCATTGACCGGGGCTGTGAGGATCGCTCCGGTCGTGAGCTGGTCGGGGGCACCGACAAACACGTTGTTGGCGTTGACTGCCATGGGTTCTTCCTTCCTAGATGGCGGTGCCCCGGATATCGAGGCTGTAGGTGGCCGTGTAGCGGGATTGGGTGGTGGTGGGGTCTGGGAGGTTGGCCGGCCGGGAGAATTCCCCGACCCGGTAGACGGCCGCCCCAGGTTCGAGGTCGGTTCCCTCGAGGGCGTTGATGTACGCCCGGGCGAGGTTCGCGAGGTCGCCGGCACGTTCGTCGGTGCGCGCGTAGGTTTCGACGACGACGGTGGGCTGGTCGGTGACGAGGTCTCGCCGGGTCCCGCCGATGACGTAGAGGCGGATGTACTCGGCCGGTCGGGGGTCGGGTGTGCGGCCCCCGACCGGGACTGTGATGCCGCGCCCTGCGAGCCAGGCTTGGAGGCCCTGGGCGAGGCGTTTCTCGACGTTGGGGAAGAGGATTGCTTGCACTGGTCACCTGCCCGCGTCGAGGGCCCGGGTGAGCGCCCGGTCCTTCGCTTCGGCTTCGCGTCCGGCGTCCGAGGCAGTGCGGATGAAGATCACTGCTCGGTCCCCGCTGCGGCCGAAGTTCGCCTTGAAGTCGTCGCCTCCGCCGGCTGTCTGGGCAATCGCCTCGCCTCTGCGTTTCAGGTCGGCCCGGACGGCGGAGCTGTTGAGGGTGCCCCGTGCGCCGGCGCTGTTCATCTTGATGCGGATGCTCTTTGCCATGGCGGTCATCCCTCCCAGACGGTGATTTCGAAGCCGAGGTATCCGATGCCGCTGAGGCTTGGTTGCCACAGAGGCTCCCCGGTGATGGCCCACTGACGGGGGTCGCCGGGGAGCCGGATGCGGTCGGTGCCGCGGACGTCCGCGGTCCTGTCGGGTAGCTGGACCGTGTAGCGGGACTGCCGGGCTTCTCTCCGGTCCAGGTCCTCCGCCGTGCCTGCTGGCTGCACGAGGGCCTGCTCGAGCGGATGCTCGTCAAGCTCCCCGGCCCAGTCCCGGACCTCGCTGTTGTTGTCGTTGATGGTCGGGGCGCGCAGGCGGGTGATGGTCTGCCGGAGACCGGCCATGAGAAGCGGGCTCATGACCGGTCCCCTTCGCCGAGGCAGTATTTCTCGACGGCGTCGGTCCACTTCTGGGTGACACCGATGGTGGCTTGGGCGCCGTAGGTGACCGAGTTCGTCCCCGCTGACTCCTGCTGCAGGTGCGGCAGTGTCGTGGCGACGATCTGGGCCTGCTCGAGAATGGCGTCCTCGATGTCGCCGGGGATGGTGGCCCATCCGTGGTTGTAGGTGACCCGGATGTTCCCGAGGCCATCCGGCCAGCACCCGTTCCGTCGGAGGACCCCGGAGTTGCGGTCGATCGTGAAGTCGGCGACCGGAACCCCGTCAACGAGCACCGTGGGGGTGCCGTTGACGGGGGCCGCGGGCAGGAGCAGCGTGTCGGTCCCGTTGCCGTTGAGGGTGATCTCGTCGCCCTCAACGGCGTGGACCGGGTGGTTCACCTGCCCTCGGAACCGGTTACTTGCCCTTCGGAGCGCGAGTGCGAGCCGGGGGTCGCTCTGCGGCAGCCCCGTCAGCAGCGCCAGATCCGTCAGCGCTGCCAGTTGCGGATCCGCCATCGCCGTCACCTCCCTGCTCGGTGTTGGCGCCGGCACCGTCTCCCGTGTCGGCCTTGGCCGCCTCTTCGGCTTCCGCAGCTGCCTTGGCCTCTGCCTCGGCCGCCGCTGCCGCCTGAGCGTCGGCATCCGCTTGCGCAGCGGCTTCGGCGATCTCCTGGCGGGCCTGCTCGAGCGCGGCCGTGCTGGTGCGCTCGTCCCCGACGTCGCGGGTCTCGACGATCTCGTCGGCCTTGAGGCCGAGCCGGTCGGCGTCCTCCTTGCGGTAGCGGACGCCGCCGCTGATCACCATGTCGCCCATGGGGATCACGCCGTGAGGTCGACGATGCAGAGCTTCGCCGGGTTGCGGAACAGCTGAACTGCGCGCAGCTCAGCCCGGATGTAGGTGAGGTTCCGCTGGGCGTAGTCCTTGTGCTGGTTGAACGCCAGAATGGACAGCGCCTCGAGCAGGAGCAGCTGGATCGTCTTGAAGTCGCCGACCACCGCCTGCCCGACCGGGACCGCCTGGGAGCCGATGCGCTCGTAGCCCCAGGCGGTGCCGGGGCCGGTGCCGAACGGGCCGTTGCCGAGGTAGCGGCCGTCGGCGTCCTTGAGCAGGTCCCAGGCCTCGTCGTCCTCGGGGTTGAGGAGGACGCCCTGGATGTTCGCGCCGCTGGTGGTGCGCAGCTTCGTGATCGACTTGCGGATCGTCGTGGGGACGTCCGTGACGAACGCCTGCTGCAGGACGCCGGTGGTGTGGAACAGGCCCGCGGGCTCGTCCGCGGTGCCCGCACCGTTCAGGACGATGTCCTCGATGAGGATGTCGAGGTTCTCCGTGAGGGTGGAGTCGATCAGCGTCTGGATGATGCCGTCGTCGGAGAGCTCCTGGTTGGTGACCTCCATACCGTCGGCGTAGGTGAATGCCTTCGCGTCGGCGGTCTGGGTGGTGAGCGTGGACAGCGGCTTGAGGCCGGTTGCCGGGGTGGTACCGGCGTTGTCCTTCGCCTCGGCCACGATCGAGGCGTTGTTGGTCTTGGACACGACCTGGCGGTACTGGAACCACGGAAGGTTCGTGGTGCCCTTCGTGATCAGGTCCAGCAGGCGCCGCTCGGGGCGGTAGACGAGGTCGTCGACCTCGTTGGTGCGGACGGCGCGGGCGTTGCCCTGGTCGCCGGTATTGATGGTGGCTGCCTTCGCCAGCGTCTTCGGGCCGATCTTGTCGGCCTTGATGCTGATCGGGGTGCCCTTGCCGACACCGGTCGGATGCGCCTTGCGGAAGCCGACGTAGGCCTCGGACTTGATGAAGCGCTCACCGAGGGTGAGACCCTTCGTGGCCGGAGCGTCCGGGGTCTCCTGGTCGTCGTCCGAGGGGACGGCGCCGATGCCGGCGAGAGCCTTGGTGGCGGCCTCCTGCTGCTCGAGCAGCCCCTTGATCCGGGCGTACTCGGAGGCCACGGTCTTGGCGCGCTCGGCGTCCTCGGCTGTGAAGGTGTCGGGGGTGTCGGTGGCCTTCGTGCGCAGCTGTGCGGCCTCGGCTGCGAGCGCTGCGAGCATTTCCTTGAATTTCATCCCTATGGTCCTTTCTGGGGTTACGGGATTTCGGTGAGCTCGAGCAGCGCTCGAGTGCTCGGGTCGAGCTGGGCCGCCTTCGGGGCGTCCGGCTCGCCGGTCTTGGGGGTGGGCGGCGGCGTGGACTTCTGTTCGTCCTCGTCGCCGGTTTCGCGCTTCTCCACGGCGGCGATGACGTCGCCGAGCTGGGAGTGGGCGGTCTTGAGGGCGTCGACGTGCTTCTGGGCCAGGACCCGGCCTTCCTTCATGAGGAGGCCCAGTCCGCCGGTCGCGAGGCTGCCGTCGGCCTTCACCGACAGGAGTTCGGTTTCCGGGTTGGCGCCTTTGAAGCAGGGGCCGGCTTCCCAGAGGTCGATGTCGGTGATGTGGAACTCGACGGTGTCGTCCTTCTCGACGAGCTCCCAGTCGCGGACCTGACCGCCGATGCTGAACTCGACGATGCGGCCGGCTTCCATGAGCTTGTGGACGCGGGCGGCGCGGGGGTTGTCCTGGACGTCGAGGATGCCCTTGAGCTTGAGCCCCTGGTCGGTTTCCTCCGCGGACGTGTACTCGCCGATGAAGCTGTCCGGGTCGCTCCACTGGTGAGACCAGACGACCGGGATGTTCCGGCCCTTCACGATCCACTCGGCGAGGCTCTTGGTGAAGGCGCCCTTGTCGATGATGTCGCCCTGGGAGTCGAGGACGCCGAACGCGGAGACGATCGCTTCGAACTCGCCCGGCTTGCCGCCCGCCGTGGGGGTGGCCTTCGCGATGAAGGCCTTGTTGAGGGTGCGCCCCATGGCGCGCCTCCTTCCGGGTACGAAAAAGGCCCCGGGGTGAGCCGGGGCCTTTCAGGTGGTGGTGGGTTTACTCGGTGGTGAATTCGACGCCGCAGGTGCAGCCGGCGAGTTCGTCGACGCTGAGGTTCACGGCGTCGCCCGGCCAGCGGGCTCCGTTGGAGAACTTCTTGTCGATGTCTCTTGTCTGCCCGTTCATGCGGGCGTGGGACTTGCGGGGGTGCGATGACTCGACCCGCCACGTCTTTTTCCGGAGCCCGGACGCCTTGGCCGCGTCATGGCCACCGAAACCCGCGGCACCAGCGATCGCCGATCCGGCCCACGCCAGAGCGGCCGTGTTGGTGAACGCGTCCAGCGCGCTGCGGCGCCGCTCTGCCACCGGAGGCGGCTCCTGGCCGTCCGCGGGCTCCTGGTCCTCCGCATCGGCCACGGCGGTGATGACGCCTTCGTTGATCCGGACAGCCATGTTCGCCGCCATCTCAGCCAGGTAGGCGTCCATGACTTCAGGAGCCCAGCCCTCCGCACCAGGGTTGTGCTGCCGCAGCACGGTCCACGCTGCCGAGAGCGCCGCGGTCGTCACCCCAGCCTGGAACGCGGCGGCCATGGCCTGGTCCCACGCCTCGTGGAACGCGTCGGGATCGCCGATGCCGTCCGCCTCGACCGCGGCCGTGATGTTCGCAAGGACGGTCTGCAGCGCCGCGGTCAGCTGGTCGCGCTGGTCGTCCCGGCTGCCAAGGTCGCCCGGGTCCTCGGCCTTACGGAGGGTCCGGGTGATCATCCTGCGGGCCTGCTGGACCTCCGGCTGCGGGCCGCGGTTCTGCGATCCGGTGTCATTCGGGGACGCGAGGCCTCCCTCGGTGACGTTCATCGGCACGATCAGTTCGTCCGTGCCCTCGATGAAGCGCAGGTTCATCCGGGCCCGCGCCTCGGCCCGGGTCATGGTGGGACCGCCAACGCTGGTCTGGAAGAGCTGCGCCTGCTCGAGGAAGCTCCCGGCCATGGCCGCCTGGAGGTTCGCCTCGACGTACACGCCAGGGCGGGGGTCCAGGTGCTCGACCAGGCCGGTGTTCGCGGCCTGCTGCATTGCCTGGAACAGCGGGCCGAGTGTCGGGCCGAAGAGCATCTGTCGAAACGCGGCGATGTTCGAGAAGTTCCCGGGCCGCGCTCCTACTAGCTCCGGCGGGATGTGGAACGCCGACGCCACCTCGGCGTCGGTCAGGATGCGGCCCTCGATGTCCTTGGCGTCACGTGGGGTGAAGCTGTCGAGGACCTCGTATTCCATCCCGTCCTCGAGGATCGGGGTGCCGCCGGCCTCCGAGTCGCGCCACTGCCGCCACGACTGGGTGAAGCGTTCACGCTTCTGCGGGTCGCGGAAGCTCCCGGGGTGCTTCAGGATGCCGTTGAACTTGGGGCTGCGGGACCAGAGCTGGTTACGCCACTCCACGGCCTGGCGAGCCTCGGCGAGGATCTGGGACAGGGTGTACATCGGGGACACTCCGCCGGCGCTGGACGCGCTCCAGCCCCAGCTGATCATCATGGGCGCATCAGTGATGTCGATGTCGTCCATGTCTGCTGGGGTGAGGAGCGTGATCTTCGTGGCCCTGCCGAGCCAGTCCGAGGCGATCGCGATCCGCTTCGGCGGAATCCTGACCAGCTCGCCGTCGATGAGGACCGCGCAGAACAGGTCGTAGATCATGGCGTCGATAGCCAGGGTCTCGAAGAGGTTGTACCCGGTGCGGAACCGGCTTGGCCGTTCGAACACCGTCTCGGCCGTGCTGTCGCTGACGCGGCGGCGGTCGTTGTCGTCGATGCGCTGGAACGCCTGCCACGGCACGGACCCGATCTGTCGGGCCGCGAACCCTACAACCTTCCGGAGTGATGGTTGGGTTTTCCAGAGGTGCATCGGGTCGGTCGGCACCGGCGAATAGTTCGCCAGGGGCACCCCGGGGTCTACGGCCGCGATGGTGGCGCCGCTGGTCGTCTGCCGCGGGTACCCGCTGGCGAACGACCCGATGGTGACGGTGTCGCCGGAGGCCGTCTTGATGACGCCCATCAGACCACCACCTGCGCGTAAACGATGCTGCGCTGCGGGATGACGAACGTTCCCTCAGCTTCGGTCGGGGCGGTCCGTTCAAAGACGGTCACCTCGGCGAGCTTGAGGCCGAGCCACCACGCCCAGCGGAAGCGGGTGCGGCCCTGCAGGGTGGTGCCGTCGGTGAGGGTGACGAACACGCGCGAGCCGGGCTTGATCCACATGGCGGGGTCCTTTCGGGGTCAGGCGGTCAGGAGGGTGCCGTCGTCGGCGGAAGTGACGCGCTCGTTGTTGATGAGTTCGCTGATCGCGTTGGCCAGCGCGGACACGCCGTCGATCTTGTCTCCGGAGGTGGCCTTGTCGGGCTTGACGTTCCCGGCGGGGTCCATGGCGACGGCGAGGTTGTCGACCATCCACCGCATGACGGGGTTGCCGCCGTGGTGGATGACCGGGCGTCCGCGCTTCCCCAGGAGGGTGAGTCGCTGCAGCTCCTTCATGGCGGGGTTCATGGTCATGTACCCCTGGCCGACCTTGACCATATCGAGGCCTTCCTCCATGAGGTCGTTCACGATCTGGGTGGCGTTCCAGCGGTCGAAGCCGATGGTCCAGACGTTGAAGCGCTCCCGGTCCTTGAGGACCTGGGCTTTGATCCACTCGTAGTCGGTGACGTTGCCCGGCGTGGTGGTGAGCCAGCCGTCTTTCACCCACTGCGACGCGGCGCCCGAGGTGCGCTCGTCCAGGTAGTCGAGGTTGTCCTCCGGTGTCCAGAACCGGAAAATCACCTTGCACCGGTCCTCGTCCGGGATCGGGAAGACCCATGCCAGCGCGGTGAGGTCGCTCACCGAGCCGAGGTCGAGGCCGCCGAAGCACGCCATGTCCACGAGCTCGCGCTCGTCGATGACCGTTCCGGCGTTTCGGTCCCAGGCCGCGAGGTCGATGTACGCGGTGTTCTGCTTCGTCCTCTGCCCGACGTGGAGTCGCTTGAAGGCGGCCAGTTCGGCCGGCGAGTTCCGGGCCTTCCGGGCGGCCGCCTGGAGGTAGGCCTTCGTCGGGCTGATCGGATAGCCCGGATTGGCCTTCGGCCAGTTCCTCGGCTCCAGCGGGTCCGCGGTCTGCGCGAGTGCGAACACCACACCGTAGGTCGACGGGTCCTTGAACACGCCGCGGGTCAGCTGCTCGACGTACTTCCGCTTGCGGGCGTAGATCGTGTTCGGCTTTCCCGAGTCCGCCGTCGTGATCATCACGACGAGCGGCTGCTCGCGTGAGCCGGTGCCGGTCTCCAAGGTCTCGACGAGGTCCGCGGTCTTGTGGATGTGCAGCTCGTCGATGATCGCGCCGTGCAGGTTCGCGCCGTGCTGCGCGTCGGCCGCGGATGAGATCACCGAGAAGTAGCTGCCCGAGCGCGGGTGCAGGATCTTGCCGGTGCGCGGGAGGAAGCGGCCCTTCAGGGCTGGCGAGGACTCCACGAGTTTCTTGATCGGCGCGAACACGAAGCCGGCCTGGTCCTTCGTGGAGGCCGCGGCGACGACCTGCGCGCCGGGCTCGCCGTCTGCGCCGGTCAGGTAGACGGCGAGGCCGCCCGCGAGGGTGCTCTTTCCGTTCTTGCGGGGCACGTCGACGTAGAGGGTGCGGATCACCCGTACCCAATCGCCGGCGTCGTTTTTCGCGACCCAGCCGAACACCGGGGCGATGATGTAGGCGACCTGCCAGCCGTCCGGCATGAGCGGCTGGCCTGCCCACTTTCCCTGGGTGTGTCGGAGGTTCTTGAAGGCCCGGATGACCGCGTCAACCCGTTCGGGGTCGAACATGGCGCCCTTGACCGCCGACGGCTCCGGGGTCTTGTGCAGTGGCGGGTGCTTCGGGAATTCGAAGCCGCGGGTCACCATGTACCAAGCGACCTCGCGGCTGATCTTCAGCCGCCGCAGCACGGTGGCTGACGGCAGACCGAAGGCCTCCCCGCTAGAAGGGGTTGTCGTCTCCGCCATTCTGGTCATCTCCGCTCACGAGGTTCTTCTCGGCGGCGGGGGTGATTCCGAACTCAGCGCACCATGCGCGGAAGTCCTTACTGGCACGTTCTTCGATTCCGACCCAGGGGGCCGCCACGACGCCCTGGCTGTTCTTGCCGAGGATGGCCCGCTCGCGGCGGAACCGGACGGCCTCCCGCCACCGGGCGAATGTCTCGCAGACGACCTCGAGGGCGGGGCCGTCGATCGGCTTGAGGAGGCCCACGGTCTCCATCTGCTCGACGATCCGGTCCCACAGCCAGGAGGCGTCCTCCGACAGCTCGGCCGGTTTCGGCGGGGCATGCCGGGTGAACTTCGGGCCCTCGTCGACCGGCCGGCCGCCGGAATCCGTGGGCCGCCCGTCCTTCCGCGTCCCCCGGCCGTCGATGATGCGAAGGGCCGGGGGTGTGGCCTTTCGACCCGCGTTCGCTGCGGCGGCCATCAGGTCACCTCCTGGTGGAAGTCCACGGCCTTCCCGTTGCGCCTCGGAAATTCGCCCGTCTCCTTCTGGTACCGGGCGCAGATCACGTCCACGTAGCGCGGATCGAGTTCCACGAGGCGGGCGTGCGCGCCGTGGTAGTGCGCTGCGATCAGAGTGGAGCCGCTGCCGCCAAACGGGTCGAGGACGATTCGGCCAGGCCGGATGCTGTTTGCCATCATGGCGAGGATCAGCTTGACCGGCTTCATGGTCGGGTGTTCCCTGTTGGCCGGCGGCTTCGGGACCTCGAACACGGTCGTGCTGTTGTTCGGCCCGTACCATCGGGGCCCACCGCGCCCGAGGCGGCCTTCCCCGCCCGGGGCGAATCCATAGAGGATCGGGTCGTGCGTCTTCCCGTCTCCGGGCTCCATTTCGGGCGCGGTGGCTTCAAGGATGGGCTCGTGCTGGTACTGGTAGTCGCTGTGCCCGAGCACCATGGTGTTCTTCACCCAGACGAGGTTCTGCCGCACGAGGTAGCCGGCCTTACGCATGGCCGCCTCGAAGGTGACTCGCCGGGTGTCGGAGTGCGCCACGTAGACGGGAGCGCCCCCCCTCAGTACCGAAACGCACGCCGCGAATGCGCGATCGAGCAGCTGCTCGAGATCGTCGGCGCCGTCGTTCTCGATCGTCAGGGCGTCCCCGGTCTTGCCGGTGTACTCCACGCCGTAGGGCGGATCGGTCCACATCATGTCGGGCCGCTCGTCGCCGAGGAGCGCGGCCAGGACCTTCGGGTCGGTGGAGTCGCCGCAGATCACCCGGTGTTCGCCGAGCTGGAAGATGTCGCCCGCCTGGGCGATCGGGGCGGCCTTGACGGGGAGCTCGTCGGCGCTGTCCGGCGCCTCCGCGGGCTCCTGCTCGGCGCCGTGGACCATGGCGTCGAGGTCGTCCTGGGAGAAGCCGGTGCCGTCGACGTCGGGCAGGGATGCGAGGAGCGCCTGCAGCTCGCCGTCGTCGTAGGTGGCGAGGTCGTTGGTGCGGTTGTCGACGAGCACGATCCGCGCGGCGCGGTCGTCGTCCACATCGACGAACGTCGCGGCGATCTGTTCCCAGCCGAGCTCGCGGGCAGCCTTGAGCGTGTGGTTGCCCGCGAGCACTTCCATGGTCCCGGTGCGGACGACGATCGGCTTGTACTGGCCGTTGACCTCGAGGCTGTGCGCGATCGCGGCGACGTCACCCTTGCGCGGGTTCTTCCCGTAGTGCTGCAGGCCGGCGATGGGCACGGTGAGCTGCGAGAGCGTCGGGTGGATGTTGGCGGGGGCCATGGTCACTCCGGGGTGTGAGGGGCGGCCCAGGTCAAGGGGCCCTTACGATCTGAGATGTTTTGCGGAAAGCTGCCGCCGTCGCGCTTCTGCGCCCCGGGGCTGCGATCAGGACTCCCCTCCCCGGCGCTGTGCGGCCCGTCGGCGCGCTCGTTTCGCGGCGAGGGTCTTCTGTACGTGGTGCTCGTGGCAGAGCGTCTGGCCGTTCTCTGCCGCGAGCTTGGATCCGCCGTCTGCGATCTCGATGATGTGATCTGCTTCGAGGTTGTCGACGCTCCCGCATACCCGGCATTGGGGTTCGCGGGCGAGTTGGGCTTTGCGGAAGCGGGCTCGTTCGGCGCTGGTGAGTTGCTGGGTGTTCTTGCTGGGTTTGGACCAGGGCTTGCGTTGGTGGTTGGCGCATCGTCCGTGGCGTGTGGCTTTGGCTCCGCAGTGGCAGCGGGTGGGGGCTGCGTAGGGCATGGGGGCCTGCTTGCCGGGGGTGGGGTTGTTGCGCCGGGGTGGGGGTATGCGAAAGGCCCGGGCGGGGATGCCTCGGGCCTGGGGTGGGGTACCTGTTTTTGGGTACGCCAAGTACGCCCTTTCATGGTAGTTATCCACAGGTGCGTGGGTCAAGTCGTTGTGGGGGGCGTGTCGTGACGCTTGTGACATGTGGTTCTAACTATGAGTTGCATGGGGGTGTGTGCGTGTCCGGGTGTGTAGGCGATAAACCTTTGCGCTCTACGGTTTTCATAACCTAGGTGTCTGTGTCGCTTGTGTCACCGGGTGGGCTTGGTTCGGCGTGTTTCCGGGGTTTTGGGCTGTGACGCTTCTCAGGCTGGTTGCGTCATGGCTGGGTGGTGGTCGCGGGCTCGTGACACATGTGACGCATGATTGGGGGTTGGTTCGAGCTGTGGTGTGGTGGTCGCGGTGACGCAACTGGGCTGTGTTGCGTCACCGCGGTTGGGTTACCGGAGTTCGGCGCTGACGCGGTATTCGTGGCGGTCCGGGAGGTGTTCGTCGGCGGCTTTCCTGGTGACTTCCAGGGTGATGGTGGTGGGGTCGATCGTGTTCCCGCGGGTGCGGGCGTGCTGGAAGATGAGGCGGATGCCGTCAGTGAGGCTGTACTCGACGCCGAGCTGGTCGTCGTCGAGGTCCTCGTGGTGGGCGAGGACGTTGAAGTACTCGATCCGGGTCGGCCCCTGTTCGAGGCGGAGGGCGCCGTCGGCGAGGCTTCCGGTGCGCGCGGGTGCGGGGACCATGGCCGTGAGGTGGCCGGTGGGTAGTCGTCTCATGCTGTCCTTGCCTCCTGGTGGTTGATGATGTTGGCGAGCCATTCCCATTCGTGGAAGGGCCAGGTGGGGTTGTTGTGGTGCCAGGTGCCGCAGTCCGATTCGGGCGGCTCGCAGGCTCCGGACTCGCAGCGGATGACGGGCTGGCGGTTGTGCTCGGGTCCGATGAGGCGGAGGTAGAGCTTGTCGTGGTGGCACCATGGGCAGTCGGCGGCGAGGTGTTGGCCGTCCGTGATCTCGGAGAGGTGCGCGGCGATGGTGCGGCGCAGTTGGGCGGTCTCGGCGTGGATCCTGGCTTGGGTCTCTTCGGTGGCGTCGAGGTGGTGGTTGCGGAGGTATTCGAGGAGCAGGAGGGGGTGGCTGTATCGGTGGGTGAGGGCTTTCTGGGCGATGGCGTCGTGGCCGAGGTCGTGTGCGAGTTCTTGGGCGAGCACGGTGATGGTTTGGACGAGGGTGTCCATGTGGTCGAGGGTGTCGAGGTGGATGGGGGCGGGTGATTCGCCGAGGACGAAGGCGCCGTGTTCGAGTTTCTCGGCGCGGGCTTGGGCGTCGAGGTGGGCTCGTTGTTCGGGGGTGAGGGTGGCTTGTCGCCAGGGGCGTGGTGTGCCGCGGAGGCGGGTGGCGGTGAGGCCGGCCCAGCGGGATTCGAGCCAGGTGAGGTTTTCGGTGGTGGTGGGTGCGCTCATTCGGTGATCTCCGTGATGTGGATGATGGCGCCGGGGAGGACGCCGTCGGCGTAGTGCTTGGCGAGGAAGGTCGAGACGACTTGGGAGTCGTCGCTGTAGGCGCCGGCGCTGGTGAGCGCGTCGAGGGTGGAGCGGGTGATCTTGTCGATGTCGGGTTTCGTGGTGGGGAAGAGCGGGGCGCTGTCGCGAAGGAGGTGGGCGTTGCGGCCGGTGCGGTAGTGGCTCTTCGGTCTGGCGAGGTAGAAGAGGATCGTTGCCCGGACAGGGCCTGTGATCGGGCGGTGTGGGCCGTCGGCGAGGACGGTGGTGCGGACGTCCTCCCGCCAGGTCTTGACCTTGGGGCCGGCGCTCTCGGTGAGTGCGACGCCGAGCTTGCCGTTGGCCCTGCGCACGGGGAAGCCTTTCTTGCTGCCCTGCGGGGCTGGTGTGCCGTAGACGCGGAAGACGAGGGTGCGCTCAGAAGGGTGGCGGGTCGTCGTGGCCGGCTGCTGCGGTGCGTGGTGGTCGTGGGAGGAAGCCGGGGTATCGGGCGCCGCAGCGGTGCTCGGGGACGATGATTTCGAGCGGTTTGGGCGGGACGGGGATGGGCCCGTAGAGGTGGTCGCTGTCGCGGTCGTGGATGTCATAACTGCGTCCTCTCTTGGTGAGGTTGTAGGTGCTTCTGCGGATGGTGAGGCAGGCGTGTTCTTGCTGGGTGGTGATGGGTGTGGGGTCGACGGTGACGGTGGCTGCGGCGACGTCGCCGTCGATGCCGGTGAGGGTGAGCTCCTGGCATCGGGGGCATCTCCCCCATTTGGCGGATCGGAAGCCGCCGGTCTTGGTCTCCAGGAGGTCCCGGAGCCAGGGGTCCATGCCCTGGCCCTGGGCCGGCCGTGGGGGTGCCGGGGCTTGGAAGAGGGCGGGCTGGGTCATTTGCGGTCGGCTGCGCAGTCCGGGCAGTAGTCCAGGCCGGGGAGTCCGCGGCCCCCGATCCAGTGGCCGGTGGAGACGCCGACGGCCCAGCCCAACTTCCGGAGCTTGGCTCGGGCCGCTGCCGCGGGCTTGTCGACGGCCACGCCTGCCTGTTCCCACCAGGTGCCGCATCCGTCGCACATGATGGTTCGGACGGTGGTGACGGTCATTTGCTTGCCTCGATTCTGGGGATGGTGGGGCCGGTGGTGATGGCTTTGAGCTGTGCTCGGAAGCCGGTACGGACGTGGACGGGTGTTCGGGGGTCGGTGCCGGCGGCGTCGGCTTGCTGGATGAACTGCATGAGGTCGGCGAGGGTGAGGCCGTCGCGGTCGCGGGTGCTGTAGGTGACCTCGGTGGTGGCGGTCATGGCCGTTCCTCCTGGGGGTGTTTTCTGTCAGTGGGCGGTGGGACCCTGTTGGCATGAGCGTGGATATGGGGTTCAAGGACCCGGTGCGGGGTCCTGATCCGGTGGTGGTGCCGGATGAGGTGATCGCGGCGCAGCGGGTGGTGCGGCCGCGGAAGTCGTGGCCGGTGTGGGTGCGTCTGACGTTCGCGGACGGCCGTCAGCCGCGGATCGAGGACGGGTTCGCGGTGGCCTGGACCCGGGAGCATGTGCTGGTGAGCGTGCGGTGGCGGATCGAGTACTACCTCGGGACGCGGGAGTTCTGGGTTCGGGCTGACCAGGTGAAGCGGCGGGCGATCGTGCCGAGCCGGCCGCGCCGGGATGAGGCGGTGCATGGGGTCAGCCGTCCTGGCCGGGGGTGGCGTCCGACTTCAGGGTGAATGGGCCGTATGCGGGAGCAAGCCCTGTGCTCGTGTAGTCCGCGCCGCCCTCTTCCTTCCACCGATGGGGGTCTCCGGGAATCGGCGGCTCTACCTTCGTCCAGGTGTCGCCGTCTCTGTCCACCACCTCGGCTCCGACGGGGAGCGCGTCGAGTTCTCTGTGGGTGGTGATGGTGCGGCGGGGCGGCTGCCATCCTCGCTCGATGAGGACTGGAAGGGTGTCGGCGAGGAACGCGAGGGCGCTTTCGCGGAGGGCGTGCTGGGTGATTGGCGCGACGGCCTCCCAGGGGACTCCTGCGCGGCCGGTGTCGAAGGGTGCTCGCGCGACGGTGTTGACGAGCTCTGCGGTGATGTGTGGCTGGTGAGTCATGGCTGGGCTTTCCTGATTTCGTACCGGTGTTCGAAGTAGATGTGGTCGCGGTAGGCGGCCCGGACGGCGCGTTGCGATTCCTCGGTGGTGGCTGCTGCGGCGTCGATGTGGGCGCCGCAGCGGGGGCAGGTGATCCGGTAGGCGGTCCGGTTCTTGGCGGTGATCCAGGCGTGGGCGTAGGCGGCGATGAGGCCGGCTCCGAGGGCTCCGGCGATGATGGCCAGGAGCGGGAAGTACTCGCGCCAGAAGTTGGCTGGGGCGCCGAGGAATACGCCAGCGCCGATGAGGCTGATGACCTGGTAGACGGGCGTCTTTCGTTCGCTCATGGCTGGTCCTTGGATTTGAGGGTGGCGGTGATCTGGTCGCAGATGTCGGCGACGGGGGCGCTGGGGTCGATGAGGTCTTGGGCCTCGAGCAGCTGCAGGGCGCTGAGCCCGAGGTCGTGGCTGGCGGCCCGACGCTCGGCGAGCGTCTTACGCTGGCCCGGGGTGAGGTCGATGTGGCCGAGCTGCCGGCGCCAGTGGCCGCCGCCACGTTCGATGACATGGCCGCGGACTGGGCACCATCGGTCTCCGGTGCAGGAGGGGTTGAGGGGCTTGCGGGCGCTCATGCTCGTTCTCCGGGGTGTGCGCGGGTGACGTGGGCCTTGTGGAAGGCAACGGCGGTGTCGTTGGCGAGGGTTTCGTTGGGGCTCTCGACTTCGCAGGACCAGCCGCAGTGCTCGCAGGAGGCGATGCAGGTTGTTGGCCGGCGGCGCGGGCGCGGCCAGAGGATGAGCAGGAGCGCGAGGGCTACCATCGCTGCTGCGATGAGGAGAGTGTCGGTTCCCATGGCAGTGGGTCCTTTCAGTTCGGCCGCACGTGCGGCGCGTGGTGGAATGCAGGGGTGCGGAATTTCTTATGGGTCATGGGGTCGTTGCCGTGGCGAAAAATCGGATGGGTTGTTCTTGGCCTTGCTATCGCGGCAGCACTCGCGTGGTGCCAGCTAACGGGCAGGCGATTTGACCAGCTGGTGTCCGAACCGTTTCTCGGTTTTAGCCGCCACCAATGGGGAATCTTGCTGTCCGGAGGACTTGGCGCAGGGTTAGCGGTGCTCGGCGTCGTATGGACCCTGAAAGTGCAGCGGCAGCAGTTCGACGTGCAGCAAGAGATCAGAACTCGGGCCGAGGCGAAGAGGATTCTGTCGGGCATCATCCCTGTCGTACGCCGAATTGCAAGGCGGTTGGAGGGACACACCCCCCTTAGGCTTAGCTTCTTGAGCGACCCCGCCCAGGCACGAGTGGTGTTCAAATCCAAAGCGGACTTCTTGGCTGAAGGAGCTACAGAACTGTTCGAGCTGGGCCCCTCGGAGCAGCTCCTGGCGGGGGCGATCTGGGATTTGGCCGCTGTCGAGTCTGCGCTATCGGATGAGACCTTGCTCGCCAACTTGACGGCGAAGCAAAGTGGCCAGATCGTGGTCCAGCTCTGGATGATCGAATCAGCGATCAAGTCGTGGACAGCTACGAATCCCACCAACCGGTCATTCAACGTCAGCGAGGTCTGGCGAAGCCTCCGCGTGATCATGAGGGTCCTACGATCTGCGGGCTGGGAAGGGCCCGAGATCGCTGTCGAGATCGTTGACCCGAGGGAACTTGCCCGCATGGTCAGAAGGTCCAACTTTGACTTCTTCAATATCCACCTCGGTCTCCGTCGTGCTCGTCGGCCGCGTCCTGAGAAGCGATGAGCCCGACGCGGCCGTAGAGGCGTTGGTGTCCGGTCCTGGGTGCGTTGCGGCCCGTTGTGACACCGTGCCGCTCGAGCTGTGAGGGGAACGCGCGCCCGGTGACGGGCCGCTCCCCCTCGGCACGGCACCATGCCTCGTAGGCGGCGCGGAGGGTCGCCACGGGCGCGCTCATGTGGACCGCGTCGGGCCCGGTGATGCATTCGTCGGCGAGGAACCGGCCGACGGTGTCCGTGCTCGAGGCATAGGCGGTGGTCGCGGCCTTCACCTGCTGCGGCTCGCGGAGGCCCTCGGTGGCGTAGGCGGCGGCGCCGGCGGCGATCCAGGCGAGCACCGCGGGACCGTGATCGGTCGCGAGGATCCCCTGGAGGTCGTCGATGCGCTTCTCTTCGGGCACGGTGTGCTCGAAGGGGATGAGCCGGAGCCGCCGCCAGAAGCTGTTGCCGCCGGAGTCGACCGCGGGCTGGTGGTTGCCCATGAGCCAGAGGCTGTGGGTGGGCGTGAAGGTGAAGTCGTCCTGCCGCATGAAGCGGGCCGTGAGCGCGTCGCCGCCGGTGAGGAGCTTGACCTTGGACTCGTCGAATCGTGCCCGCTCGTCGACCTCGGAGCAGATCACGAAGCGGCGGCCGGCAAGGCGGGCGATCTCGGTGGAGTGCTGCTGCAGCGGGTTCGCCATGAGGAAGTTCGCCGGGGCGCTCGTGGCGTAGTCGCCGAGGACGCTGCGGAGCGCTTCGAGGAACACGCCCTTGCCGTTCCCACCGTGCCCGTAGCAGAAGGGCAGGATGTGCGCTTCGACCTTCCCCACCGCGGAGTACCCTGCGAGGCGCTGCATGTACGCGGCGATCTCGTCGTCAGGGAACGTGGTGCGAATGAAGTCGTCCCAGAGGGCCGGGTTGGCGTCCGGGTCCGGTGTGACCGCGGTGATCATGGTGTGCAGCTTCGCCGGGTCTGAGGGCGTGAGCGTGCCGGTGCGGAGGTCGAGGATCCCGCCAGGGGTGTTGAGCTCCCACGGGTGCGCGTCGAGGTCGTCGATGCTGACGACCATGCGGTGGTCGGTCTGCGCCTGGGCGAGGGTGTTGGTGATCCCGACCGCGGAGAGCGCGGACTTCTTGTGGCGGGCTTCAGTGTCGTTGTTCTCGGGCAGCCGCCGGGCGACGTCCTTGGCGAGCTCGCGCGCCACTCCACCGCCCTTGGGCTGCCATTCCCAGCGCGACCCGGTCCAGTGAAGCCACCGGCCGCGCTCGGCACAGAACCGGATGGTGTTCCCGTGCTCGTGGATGAGGGCGAGCGCGTGCCCGTCGTCGGACCGGGCGAGGGTCTTCACGGCGGCGCGGTGGTCGTCAAGGTTCGTGACCGGCGCCAGGGCCGCGGTCCCCTCGGTGAGGGGCGTCGTGATGGTCGGGGGCTGCTGCCGTGCCGGGACCGACGCCAGGGCGGCCGGTGCTGCGGGTGCGGGGCGCGCGGCCGAGGCGTGCTGGTGGGTGCCGAGGGCGTTGGCCCAGGCGGCGGGCAGTTCAGTGCTGATGTGCGGTTCGGACCCGTGGCCGGCCTTGCGGAGCGCGGAGGCCGCGGCGGAGTGGTTGCCGTTGTGGGCGAGCAGGGCGTACGCACCGAACTTGGTGTAAGGGACCTCCTGCTGGAACTGGGTGCTGGAGGTGAAGACGAAGAGCCGGTCGCGGTCGCCCTTGTGACCGGTGGTGGCGCTGATGCCGATGTTCTTGCCCGGGCGGCGCCAGTAGGAGGTGCCGGAGTGGTCCTTGTACACGAACGCCCAGCCGTGAGGCTTGAGGATCTCGTCCCAGGTCGTGCGGGCCTCGTAGTCGTCGCCGGGTGTGGTGCCGTCCTCGATGGATCCGCGCGGAGCGGCTGGGACTGCGAGCGCGGGCTGCTCGGCGGGCTGCGGCTGCGCTTCGGTGAGGGTGGCGAGGAGCCCGAGGAATGCTTCGCGCTCGTCGACGGTGAGGGTGGGGATCGTGGAGGGGCCGCCTGCGATGCGGACCCAGGCTCTCCCGGTGGGGTGGACCATGCCGGTGGTGGGTGCGGCGACGACGTAGCCGCCTTCGGAGCGGGTTTCGGCGATGACGGTGCGGTCGGCGGCCTTGGCGAGCTTGGTGTTCCCGGGCATGGTCCAGCCCTGCTCTGGCTGGACCCGGTAGAACCAGTGCCATCCGCCGGAGGGGCTGAGTTCGAGCCATCCGCTGCTGACGCGGTGCCAGAGGTCGCCGAGGCCGGATGCTTCGGCGAGTTCGGTGAGTTCGGGGACGCGGTGGGCGTGTGCGCCTTCGATCTCTGCGAGTTCGAGGTTGCCGCTGATGGTGCCGGTGACGATGCCGACGCCGAGGGTGGTTCCGGTGGGGAACCAGGAGCGGATTTCCTGTTCGGTGGCGCGGCCGGTCTGGTATTGCTTCCACTTTCCGGCGGGGCGTTTCGTGCCGTCTGCGGCGACGGGGAGGACGCTGATCCCGGCCGCCTGGAGGTCGAGGGCGGCGGTCAGGATGTTCGGGTCCTGGGTGGTCATGGGTGCGCTGTCCTGTTCTGGCGTGCTGGTGTGGTGGTCAGTTCTTGGCGGGGTCGTTGTCCCCGGTGTTGAGGGCGTCTGCGAGGCTGTTGGCCATGGTGTGGAGGCCGTCGGCGAAGGCGAGGAGGAGCCCCGCGGCGATGTCTCGGCGCTCCTTCGAGACGCTGCGCTGCGGCTCTTCATCGGAGGCATACGGCCAGTCGGCGTCATGAGCGTCGACGACCTTCACGTTGGCTTCGAGGAAGGTGAGCAGCGCCTCGGCGAGGTGGTCCACTCCCGCTTCCGCGGTCGGCTCTGAGAGGCGAGTCCCGCACCCGCAGTCAATCGACCCGTCAGCGTTGGCTATCGTGACGCCGAGGTGGTGGTTGAGGAAGTTCGCCAGGACCCTCTTAGCGGGCAGCTGGACCGTGACTGGCATGGGAGGTTCGGTGACCGGCTGGTCGATGGCGCTGAGGGCGACCCGGACGATGTCGGAGATGGTCTCGGTGTCGGGGCGGGTTCCTGAGACGTGGTACCAGTCGAGGACGGCCTGGACGGCCTTCTGGTGCTGTTCGGGGGTGGCGGTGCTCATGGTGTCCTCCTGGGGGTGTTCGGTTGTTGGTGGTGGACCTGCCCGGATTCGAACCGGGTCCGGTGTCCCTCGCTGACGTGGGGGCGTTCAGGTGAGGTCCGCGGTTGCCTATCAGGCCCGGGGGTCCTGCCGCCCAGACGCTCGGGTCGGGTGACGGGCGGCAGGAACCGGTGGGGAGGGGTGCTGCTGGGGGTGAGCGGTCAGCCGTTGAGGTGCAGGTAGCCGTGTTCGACGGTGTAGGCGAGGACCTGCTGCGCGATCTCGTCCCAGGCCTCCTTGCGCGCCTGGTCGGCGTTCAGGAGCTTGATGCCGAGCTTCAGCTGCCCACCGGTGAGGCGGTAGCGGAAGGCGGCACGCACCTTGTAGGGCTCGCCGCCGTGGAAGGGTGCGAGGGCGAGGTGCAGCTCGGTGGGGATGCTGAGCTGGCCCGCGGCGCCCGCGGTCGCGCTGGTCTCTTCCCGGTAGCCGAGCTGGACGTTGCCGTCGGCGAGTCGGGTCGCGGACTCGAAGGACACGCCCCGCTTCACCTGGAGGGACTGGGCGATTTCGAGGACCTCGGCCGGGTTCGGTGTGACGATCTCGAGGGCGTGGAGCTCGATAAACTCGGCGAATTCCTCCTGCCCCATGAGCCGCCCGTCGATGTTGACCCAGGCTGCCCATTCCTTGCTGTGCACGAGGTTGAGGGTGACGCTGTGGTCGTAGCGGCCGTTTTGGCCGAGGGCGGGGTTGTCCCCGTCGATATCCGCAGAGATGCGGGCGGTGACTTCATCGGCCATCACCTCGGTCTCGCCTTCCTCGCCGTACTTGCCCAGGTACGCGGCGAAGGAGGCGAAGTCGGTGACTCCGACTTCGCGTGCCCGGGGTCGCCGAGGCTGCTCCGCGTAAGCGTCGGTGTCCATGACTCGCTGGCCTCCGTCATGGCCGGCGAGGACATAGATCTTGCCGGGTTCGAGTTCTTCGGGCTTGGCCGCGAGTTCGGCGAGGTTCGCGACGACGGCGTTCTCGGTTTCGTTGCTGCTGCTGATCATGGGTTACTCCGTTTCGGTGGTGAGGGTGGTGCCCTCGGGTGCGTGGATGAGGACGGCGGGGTCTTCTGGATAGTCGGGGCGGCGCGTGAAATGGACCGGCCAGGACAGGTAGGTCATGCCGTGCCCTGCCGTCACGGTGATCTCCCAGAAGCCGTCGACGAATTCGACGGTGACCTGGACGCTTTCACCGTTCGGGGCGGTGAGTGTCCCGGTCCACGGGCCGCCGAGCACGTTGAATTCCTCCCGGACGGGTCCTTCGACTTCGACGAGGTCGTCGCTGGCGCCGTAGATACGGAACGGCTCAGGGCTGCTGCTCTCGGTCATCGGGCTTCCCGCAGTTCGCGCGGCTCAGCGGGCGCGGAGACGTCGCGGAGGCCTTCGAGTTCGGGCTGGTTGGGGTTGGAGCGGGTGAGGTTGCCGGTGCGGTCGGCGTAGTAGATGCGCTCGCCGCGGTCGTGGGCGGGGGCCTTGAGTACCACGTTGTCGCTGACGCGGAGGATCTCGTCGTTCTTCTTGTCGACCGCGACCTTGATGGTCAGCGTGAGGGTCCCGGCCTTTCCGGTGTCCTTCACCGCGGCGATGAGGTCGTGGAGTCCTTCGGTGAGCTCCTGGTGGGCTCGGCCCTGCTGGGCGAGGAAGTCCGCGAACGGGCGGGCGTGCTGCTCTTCGGTCATGGTTTACTGCTCCTGTTCTGCCGTGGGCTTGGCGACGGTGTGGGCTTCGCGGATGGTCTGTGCGACGCATTCGAGGAAGTCGGCGACGTCCTCGGGGGTTTCGGGCCCGGTGACGTCGACCTTCACGTCGACTCCGCAGTCGTCTGCGAGCGTGGGCCGGAGGACGATTGCCGGGGTGAGGCCGTGAGCGATGCGCTCCAGGATCACCTCGTCGTTGTGGAAGATCGCACGGACCCGGAAGGTGATCTCGTCGGGTTCCTCGGTCGGCTGTTCGGTGCTCACGCCTGCTTTCCCTCGTCGTCGGCGTACCTAGGGGTCGCCATGCGTTCGAGGATGGGGCCGAACTCTTCGTCGAAGATGGCCTGCGTGGTCTCGCTCTTGATGATCGTGCCGAGGTAGATGAGGAGGTCGGCGAACGCGAGCTTGTCAAAGTTCGTCGCGTCGGGGCTGCCTTCCTCGAGAACTGCTCCGATGGTTACCGTCGCCCCGGTGGGCTCGCCGTCCTGGTCCTCGTGGAAGTCGATGAGGACCACCTTGTCGCCGCCGAGGTCGAGGTTTCGTTTCTCGCCCTCGGCTCCTACGTGGAGGACGCGGAGGTCAATGCCGAGCTTGTTGGTCATGGTGTGTGTCCTGTTCTTCTGGTGTTTCCGTGGGTTCGTGGGTGTTGCCCGGGCCGAGGGCGAGGTGGATCGCCGCGACTGCAGCGAAGAGGATGAGGACCACAATCAGTGCGGCCACCTCGCCCGGATCTGGCAGGATCGGCATCGGCTTAGGCGGGCATGTTGCGGATCGCGGCGATCACGCCCGGGTCGGCGCCGGTGGCGGACTGGATGTCCTGGTCGCTGTGTCCCTGCTGGATGAGGGCCCGGATCGTGGCGGCGTCGGTCTGCCCGCTCTGCTGCTGCGCCGGGGCGGGCTGGACCGGTTGTGCGGGCTGGGCCTGCTGTGGCGCGGCCTGCTGGGGCTGCTGGTAGGCAGGGGTGGGTGCCTGCTGCTGGAACTGCTGGGGCGCGGCCTGCTGTCCGCCCAGGACCTCACCGGTCTGCGGGTTGATCTGAACGGGCGGCTGGTATGCCTGCTGCACCTGCTGCGGGGCTGCTGCGTAGGCGGGGCCGGCCGCGGCGACCGGCTGGTATCCCTGCTGCGCGGGCTGGGGCTGCTGCTGGTACCCGGGGGCCGGGGCCTGCTGCTGCGGCTGCTGGGGCGCGAACGCGCCCCCGCCCGGCGCCGGCGGCCGGTACTGGGCCTGGTACACCTTCCGAGGGTTCTGCGGGTTCCCGGACTCCGGGTCGTAGCCGACCATGCTGAGGGCCAGGAAGCCGCCCACCTGCGGGTACTCCTGCCCGGCGGCCTCGACCGCCGCGATCACCGCGGCGAGCTGCCCGCCCTCCTTGCGGCTGACGGTCATGTAGATCGTCCGCTTCCCGGTGTCCTCTGGGTCGGAGGGGTCGCGCTCCTGGGTCTGGACGGTCACCGGCACCTGCATGATCGGGTCGCCCGAGGGCCAGTAGTCCAGTTCCTTCGGCGCCTGTGGGTTCCGGTTGAATTTGGTGGCCTGGAACTGGTTACCGATGTCGGTGATCGTGCCGGCTACCGTCGCGCCGGGCTGGTCGAACTTCGCGGTCTTGGAGTCCCGCTTGATCGGCTTGAAGGCGTCCTGCCACGAGTTTCCGTGGGGCTGCTGAGACATTGGGGTGTCCTCTCTTAGGGGTCTATCGGGTGAAGGGGTTTCGAGCCGCCTGGTAGGCGGCTTGGTGTTCGGCGCTGCACCAGGGGCAGAAGCGGTCACCGCAGTTGGGGTACAGGCTCAGGGCCTGTTCGAGTCCGAGGGCCTTGAGGAGGCCGTCGAGTTGGTTCATGCGGGCCAGCGCGTTCTCGGCGACAGTCCGGTCGAAGGGCTCGGACCAGACGTGGGCGTCGCTGAGCTCGCCGTCGCGGGGGATGAAGAAGATCATCACCAGGTCGGTTTGCCAGCCCTCGTCAGCCCACCCCTTGCCGTACAGGTGGGCTTGGGTGCGGTACTGGGCGGAGGGGCCGTGCGCCTTGTACTTCGCGAGCATGCTGGCGCCGACGAACTTCCAGTCCAGGACCGCGTGCCCGAACTTGTCGAACAGGTCGGTGTGCCCGGGGTGATCCTGGCCGCCGATCTGCCCGACGTTCACCGATTCCTCGATGAGCCACCGGTCCGCGGTGTCGGGCAGCTTGTTCGACCGCCCGAACCATTCCTCCTGCTGCGCGTGCAGCGCGGTGCCGACCTGCGGCTTCCAGGCCGGGCCCCGGTCGGGCTCCGGGACCTGGGCGAGCTTGTAGAGGATCCGCCGCGAGCATTCGATGCCCATTTCGGAGGGCCCGATGCGTTTCTGCAGGGATCGCGGCTGGTTCACCATCGCGTCGATCATGATGTCGAACACCTCGTCGGCGATGCCTTTGGCCTGGTCGCGGAGGTCGTGATCGGCGTCGAGGCTGTACGAGTGCCGGTGCCGGACGCCTTCGGCTTGGACAAGGGCCATGGCTACTTGACCGTGACCTTCGGGTCACCGTTGCCGGGCACCATGAACTGGGCCTTGACCTTCGGCGGGAGGGCCGCCGTGTCGACGACCGTCTTGTAGAGGGTGGGGTTCAGTTCAAGGGGGAAAGAGCTCTGGAAGGCCTCGGTGTCGAAGGTGCGGTTCGGGTCCGTCTTGGTGACGGTGAAGTTGCCAACCGCGGTGTTGCCCTTCTCCACAGAGGCTCCGATCATGGCGAGGAGCCGGTCGGCGCTGGCCTTGTGGTCGGCGGCGGCGGTCTTGTGCATCAGATATTCGGCGACGAGGTCCTCGAGCGGTTCGGCGTCTGCTTGGCTGGTGGTCATTCCGTCCTCCTGTGGAGTTCGTAGTTGTAGACGTCCTCGGCGGCGAACTGCCGCCGGGCGCGGTGGATGCGGGTCCGGATGGTGCCCTGGTAGGCGAGCCGGAGCAGCGTGTTCCGGTCGACGTTCAGGTGGTCCATGGCCTCGTGGACGGTCATCCAGGGGTGCTTGGCCGCCCGGGCGGCGGCGTAGGCGCGAAGGTCCGCTTCGAGGCGATCCTGCTGGGCGAGTTCGAGCATGAGCGCGGCGTCCTCAGCGGTGACGGGCCCGTTGGTCTGCCGGCAGGGGCCGCAGGTCCCGGTGTCGGGGTGGACGGGCCGGTGGGTTTCGCAGGTCCGGCATTTCCGGCGGGGCCAGGGCCTGCGTCCTGCCGTGCTCACTGGGCGAGGGCTTTGGCCAGGTAGAGCCGTGCGAGGTTCGGCTGCCCGGTCCGGATCGCTCGGATTGCCCTGTCGATGAGCTGCCGGGTGCTCATGCTGCGATCCTGGGGGCTTCGAAGATCGCGACGATGGTCTCGACCTGCTCGGGGCTGATGGGCGGCGCGGCTGCGGCGTTTCGTGCTGCTGCGGCTGCGATCTTCGCGTGGATCGAGGGCACCTGCGCTGCACTGTCGCCTGTGGGCTTCCCGGCTGCCTGATTTATAGTGGTCATGGAAGGGTTCTTTCTTTCCGTGGTTTGGTCCCCGGCCCGCATGGCAGTGCAGGCCGGGGATTTTCTTTAACTGGCGACCTTGAGTTCGGGCTTGGCGGGCTTGACAATGTCGAACGCTTCGCCGATGCCGAGGCCGTAGGTGGCGCATACGGCGGCCATGAAGGCTGCCGACGGCGCGGAGCCCTGGTCGACTCGGCGGAGCGTGGTGCGGTCGACGCCGATGAGCCGGGCCTGCTGCTCTTCGCCTGCGACGTTCCCGAGTTCACGGAGTCGGCGGAGCAGTCCGGGCTTGATGCGGATGGTGGGGGCTGGCATTTTCCCTCCCTTCATGTTGCCGTTTTGCCTCAATGCGTTACAAACTTACCTCAGCCTGTGGTGCTTTTGCCACACTTTTTTGGGGATGGGGCACGATCGCCCGCTGATAGTGCCACTTTCCGGCCCTCTGGGGTTGCCGATGTTGCATAAATGCCTCAACATGGAGGCGTGAACACTTTTGAGGAGTACCTGTCAGCCCGCGTTGGGGAGAGCTTGCGAGCAGTCGAACGTGCGATCGACTTCAAGCCGACGACCCTCGGCCGGCACATTCGGGAGAGCCTTCGCGTTGAGACCGTCGTTGCGATCTGCAGGGCTTACCGCTTGGACCTTGCCGAGGCATTCGTCGCCGCAGGCTTCATCACCGAGGACGAGGCCGATCGTCTAGGCACCGCTCGCGCCTTAGCCGGCGCGACTGACCGGCAACTCGTCGAAGAGATGTTGCGAAGGGTCGAGGCTGGCGAGGCCACGGCGGCTCTCACGGAGCCGATCGAAGTCGAGGATCCCGACTACGAAAATGTGTCGGACCCCGCTGCATATGATCTGGCTGCCAAACGAGAGGAGAGGGACATTGCCCCTGACGAACTTCCGAACGAACCCTGATGAGATGGCCCGCCAGCTCGGCGTCCGGGTGCGGACGGCAACCACGCCGCCGGGATGCTGGGGCGTCTGGGACAAGTCTCGGCGGCTCATCACGCTCACTCCGGGAATGGCTCCGCTGCAGCGCACGTCGACGCTTTGGCATGAGCTCGGCCATGCCTACCTCGGGCACGACGGCCGCGCCACCGGCAAGCAGGAGGCGCAGGCGGACCGGTTTGCTGCCAGGCATCTGATCACGTTCGCTGAGCTGCTATCTGCGGTTCGTGAGGACCCTCGGCGCTCGGTGGTGGCTCAGCGGCTTGGGGTTCTCCCCTGGGTACTGGATGCCTATGTGAGGATGCTCAGCGATGTGCAGGTGCGAGCGCTGCGGGCGGCAGGTAAGGGCGTCTGGGCGGCCTGATGACCCAACTGACACTGCACATCGTTGACGCTCCGCATGTGCATGTGTGCGGGTAAGAGCTGATAAGCCCTGTGATGTGTCACTGGCGTCACGGGTGGTCCGGTTTGGCCCTTGAATACGCGGAAGGCCCCATGACGCAACCTGCGGAAGGTTGCGTCATGGGGCCTTCGCTGTTCGGTTCAGCCGAGCTTCTTCCACTCGAAGTGGACGTATTCCGGGTCGAAGTACGGTTCGCCCGGCACGTGTCCTTTCGGACGGCCGCGTGGCGCCGGGAGAATCGTCACGGTCACCAGGGCATCCATGATCGCGCGCTGCTCGTCGACGGGAGCCCCGAGGAACGTCTCGTCCGGACGCTCGGAGACCGCCAGCGCTGCCAGGGCGCTCTCATCTGCCATGGTTGTCGCCAGAGCCTCTGCCTCGGCGATACGGGCGTCCAGGCGAACGGTGGCCGCCTTCAGCTGCGCGCCGTCGAGAAGGCCGTCAGCGTAGTCGTCCGCGAGCTGGGTTCGCCGTTTCCTGAGCGCGGTGAGGTCCGCGACCGCCTTCTGGGTTTCAGGTCGTTGTGCGCTGCGCTTCGGGAAGGCCTGGATGATGTCCGGGCGGCGGAGGTACTCGGCGATCGTCTTGGTGACGAGGTCGTCGACGTACTGCTGTTCCCGGATGAGGTGGCTGCCGCTGCGGCACCGGTAGCAGCGGCGAAGTTCCCCTCTGCCGGAGTTCCGGTATGTCGTGGACCGCATGATGTCGCCGCAGCCTTCCAAGCCGCAGCGGTACCGCCCGGAGCCGAGCCAGCGTACGTCCGAGCCGGTTTGCGTGCGTCGCGCCGGGTCGGTCAGGATTCCTCGGACGGCGAGCCACTTCTCTTCTGGGATGATCGCCGGCCACTGCGCCGGGCCCGCGATCTTGCTGACCTTGGCGAACTTGCCGTCGGGCCCCTTGACCTTCTCGGTGACCTCGAGCAGCCCGGCGTTGCGTGGCCTCAGGAGGATGGCGCGCAGGGCGATGCCGTCCAGGGGCAGGGCCTTCTTGGACGTGGTCGTGAATCCGGCGTCTGTCATCTCCTTGGTGACGGCACGGAGTGAGCGTCCGGCGATGATCGCGTCGGCGGCTTTTTCGAGGGCCCGCGCTTCGTCCTCCTTTACGGTCACACCGTCGCTCTCGTATCCGAAGGGCCGCCGGCCGCCACGCCATTGCCCGCGGGCGACCGCGTCGTCCTTGGCTCGCTTCACACGCTCGGCGGTCCGCTCTGCCTCGGCCGCGTCCCAGGCCGCAATGGTCCGGGCCACCGCGCGGCCGTCGGCGGTGGCGAAGTCCGCCCGTCCGGAGACGCAGGTGATGATCGCGGTGCCGTGCAGCTCGTGCAGCTTGATCAGTTCTTCCCATTCGAGAGGGCGCCGCGTGATGCGGGAGTTGCTGTAGCTGAGGAGCATGTGGGTCTTGCCGGCGGCGGCGTCCCGGAGCATGGCAGTGTACTTCGGGCGCGGCTTCTTGCTCTTCGTCGATGCGCCGACGTCGTTCTCGATCCAGACCTTGCGGACCTTCACCCCGAGCCTGTCGGCCAGCGCCCGGCAGTCCTCTTCCTGGCGCCCCACGCCGAGGGCCTTGCCTTCTGGGTCGGAGCTGATACGGCAGTAGATATCAGCCCACAGCGCTTGAGATTCCATATGTGTCATTCTATAGTTTTCCCAGTGGCCATCGCCGTCGCGTCGATCGCGGCCAACGGTGAGATCCGAGGCACGGAGGGCGTGGTGTTTCTGGCGGAGCTGGGGCTGGATGGTCGGCTTCGTCCGGTGCGTGGCGTGTTGCCGGCGGTGGCGGCTGCGGTGAAGGCCGGTCATCCGCGGGTGGTCGTGGCTCAGGGGAACGCTGCTGAAGCGTGCTTGGTGCCTGGTGCGGAGGTGTCCTCGTATCGGACCTTCGCCCGGCTGGTGTTCGACTTCGGCGCCGATCCGAAGGAGCTGAACCTGGATTTCGATCCCGCCGAATCCGAGGGCAAGGGGGAGACTGCGGAGCTCCCGGTTCCCGTGCCGGATCTGGCGGACGTCGCCGGGCAGCATGAGGCCCGCTTCGCGCTGGAGGTCGCCGCGGCCGGGGCACATCACATGCTCATGGTCGGCCCACCGGGTGCGGGAAAGACCATGTTGGCCGAACGCCTGCCCGGACTTCTGCCGCCTCTGGACGATGAGGCCGCCCTCGAAGTGACCAGCATCCACTCGCTGGCCACCCAGGGCGAGGTGCGCACCGAACTCATCCGGCAGCCGCCATTTGAGAATCCACATCACACGGCCACGTCCGCCGCGATCGTCGGAGGCGGGGCGGGACTGCCACGGCCGGGCGCCGCCTCGCGAGCACACCGCGGGGTGCTGTTCCTGGACGAGGCGCCGGAGTACGAACGACGGGTCCTGGATGCGCTGCGGCAGCCTTTGGAACACGGAAAACTCGTGATCCATCGGGCCGGAGGTTCCGCGTCCTACCCCTCCCGTTTCCAGCTGCTTCTGGCGGCGAACCCCTGCCCGTGCGGGAAGGCGAGCGGCAAGGGCCTGGAATGCACGTGCACCCCACTGGCGCGTCGACGCTACTTCGGACGACTCTCTGGACCTCTGCTGGACCGCGTCGACATTCAGCTCGGCGTGCAGAAGATCAGCCGCTTGGACCTCGACTCGCAAGGGGAGAACGAAGACACCGCCGTGGTCAGAGAGCGGGTCCGCCGGGCACGGCAGGCGCAGAGGGAGCGCCTCGGACGCTTCGGCTTGGAAACCAACTCGATGGTTCCGGGAAAGATCCTGCGAGGCGGCCTGCGGCCGGATCGTGTCACCACGCGCATTCTCGACGCGGCGATGGATCGAGGTTCCCTCAGCGCCCGCGGCTACGACCGCGTCCTGCGTCTGGCCTGGACGCTGGCCGATCTGGCAGGCGAGACGACGCCGAACAGCGACCACGTGGGGCTCGCCCTGGCCCTGAGGTCGCCGGAGGCAGCGGCATGAGCGAACTTCTCGCCCGCGCGTCGCTCACCCGGCTGTTCGAGCCGCAGGACGCGGTCGGGCTCGCCCTGGTTGCCGTCCTGGGACCGGAGGAGGCACTCGCCGTCATCACGTCCGGAGGAGAACCGGATCCCGGCCTGGAGCAATCCCTCCACGAACTGCTGGCTGAGGAAGGAGGCAACACGTCGTGGAGGGGACTCGGAGCGGCCTTCTCCCGGTGGCGGCCCCGGGTGCCTTCCCTGGCGCCCGAGCGCGACCTGATGGTCCTGCAACGGCTCGGGGGCGGCTTTCTGATCCCGTCGGACGAGCACTGGCCCCAGCAGCTCTCAGACCTGGGCCTTCAGGCTCCGCTCGGGCTCTGGTACCGAGGAAACCCATCACTGCTCCCGGGCGCCGCGCATGCAGTGGCCGTGGTGGGGTCGCGTGACTCGACGGCCTACGGAGCCACGGTCAGCGCCGACCTCGCGCATGGGCTGGCCCGCAAGGGCTTCACCGTGGTGTCGGGCGGGGCTTACGGGATCGACGCGCACGCGCACCGTGCGGCCTTGACCGGCGCCGATCCGGGCGGAAGCCGGGCCGCGACCGTCGCCTTCATGGCGGGTGGGCTGGACCGCTTCTACCCGAGCGGTAACGACGAGCTCTTGAGGACTGTCGCCCGCCGTGGCCTGGTGCTGGCGGAGGTCCCTCCCGGCGCGGCTCCCACGCGCTACCGCTTCCTTCAGCGGAACAGGATGATCGCCGCTTTCGCCGGGGCGACGGTGGTGGTCGAGGCCCGGTGGAGGTCCGGAGCCCTGAACACGGCTCACCACGCCGAGGCCCTGGGACGACCTGTCGCTGCTGTTCCGGGGTCCGTGCTGTCGGCGAACAGCGCCGGTTGTCACCGTCTTCTGCGCGACGGCGGGGCAGTCCTCGTCACCGACGTTCACGAAGTTCTCGAACTGCTGGGAGGTGAACCGGATCCGAGCGGCGACGTTCGGCATCGGGCGGAGGCGGCGATTCAGGACGGATTGACCCTCGAGGATCTGGTCCTCCTGGACGCCCTGCCGCTGAGAACGCCGGTCCCCCCGGAGAAGCTCTGCGTGGTCGCCGGCCTCAGTCTCCTGGCGGTCCGCGCGGGGCTCGGGCGGCTCCAGGTGCTCGGACTGGCGGAGTCTGTCGGGCTGCTCTGGCGCCGAGGGCCGACGAGGAATCCCGCATAAGAGATTGGAGGGGAGTGGGTTACCCGACCCAGCCAGGGCAGACACACCAGGCGCAGATCCGGCACCACCGGATCTGGCATCGCCCGATTCACCGCTGCCTGTCCTGCGCCCCCTGGTCCAGCGAGACTCGATTTCAACCATCCTGGTCCGGCTCGGACCAGGATGGGGGGAGCCTCTGTCCTGCTCGTCCCCTGTCCTGCTCGTCCCCTGTCCGGCTCGTCCCCTGTCCGGCTTGATCCTGGCCCACGGGGACGGCACAGTGGAGAGGTGCCACAGAAACCAGCCCCCTTCCAGGACAGCATCCTGGACGAGTACGCCCGGTACCTCACGGGCGAGCGGGGCCGGTCCGGGAACACGCTGCGGGCCTACCTCACGGACGTTCGGCAGCTGCAGGAATTCGCGGCGAAGGCCGGGGCGACGTCTTGGGATGACGTGGATCTCCACCTCCTCCGCGAGTGGCTGGCCGACCATTCGGCCCGGGGGATGGCGCGGGCCACCCTGGCGCGGCATGGGGCCAGCGCCAGGACCTTCTTCGCGTGGCTCCTCCGAGAAGGCGGGATCACGCAGGACCCCACGCTCCGTCTGCGGTCACCGAAGAAGACCTCCGGCCTGCCCACTGTGCTCCGCCCGGCACAAATGGACAAGGTGCTCCAGGACCTGCAGGCCTCGGCCCAGGAGGCAGATCCTGTCGCACTGCGTAACCTCGCCGTGGTCGAGACCCTGTATGCCTCGGGCATCCGTGTGGGGGAACTGGTAGGCCTCGACGTGGACGACGTGGACCTGGAACGCCGGACCCTCAGGGTCCTCGGCAAAGGTGACAAGGAGCGCACCGTTCCCTTCGGCGTTCCCGCCTCACGGGCGATCGTCGACTGGCTGCGGCGGGGACGGCCCGCGCTGGTCACGGCGTCAAGCGGCCCTGCGCTCTTCCTCGGCGCACGAGGTGGCCGGGTGGATCCGCGGCAGATCCGCAGTCTGGTGGCGGACCGCTTCGCCAGGCTGGGGGACACCGCGGCCACCGGACCCCACGCTCTCCGCCATACGGCCGCCACCCACCTCCTGGACGGCGGAGCGGAACTCCGTGCCGTCCAGGAGCTCCTGGGCCACAGCACCCCGGCGACGACCCAGCTGTACACCCACGTCTCCGTCGAACGACTCAGGGACAGCTACCGTCAGGCGCATCCGCGGGCCTGAAAACCGCGGGCCTGGAGCCTAGAGGAACCCGGGCGACCCCGCCACTGGCACAAATCACCGCCCTACGGCAC